CGGCGATGGTTTCCATCGTGAAGGTGTCGGGTACGCCGTCGAACTTCGGAGCCTTACCGGTCGGCATCGTGACTTGCTGAATCGCGAAGCCGAGCTGATTCCAGGATGCGCGCTGGGCGTTGTGACCGTACCAGAAGTTCTTCGGGCGGTCGCGGTTATAGGTCGTATTGCCGAGAGCCTGCTGCATTCTGGCGAGGAAGGTCTCGACGATTCCGAGAGTGAGGAGCGACGAACCGGCGTTGTACGACGGCGACTGGACGTAGGAGAGCGAGCGGTCCATCCCGAGATACTCGCCCGTGGTCAGGCCGTTGATGATGTAGTTCAGCCCGTTGAAGAAGAGCGGCGAACCGGACGCTACGTTGTTTACCATCACGTAGTCCCCGGCGACGGTTCCGACCGGGACCGTATCGACGGTAACCGTGTTCGCGGCGCCGATACCGTTCTTCGAGACGTCGACGACGTTCGCCGAGCCGCGGAGCGTGTAGTTGCCGTCCCCGGACATGAACTGAATCGTGTCCTGAATATCGATCAGGCGCGCGCCGAAAGGCGAAGTCGCGAGAGCGATCGGGTTCGCACCGCCGCCGGCGTAGGTCGAAGCAACCGTGGCGATCTGGCCCGTATTGAAGCCCTGGAGCGACTGGTTCCGCTTCTTCGGCATCTTCGTGTGGGCGTCGGCGACCAGCTTATCGACCGGGTTGACCGCGATTACGGTCTTCCCCGAGGAGCCGATTCTCTTCTGAAGGTCGGTGCAGGTGATGGCGAGCAGAATCTCGACGGGGGTCATAATCCCCTCGTTGTACGCTCCACCGGTGCCGGTCGGGTAATTGCCGCCGTCGGTCGAACCGAGGCCGAACGAGCCGCCGTATTCGTACTGAAGCATCACGCGGAACTCTTGAAGCGACGTGATAGTTTGGGGACCCATCGTCGAGAAGCGACGATCAAGTTCCGATTCCATGTTTTCGATGACTTCCTTTGGCGGCGTCCAGGTCTGAAGCATGATGACCGAATCAGCCGCTGCGGTAGCAAAATTGGGGGCTGCCATATAGATGGGTCTCCTCCGCGCGTAGGGGCGCGGTCGCGTGTTGGTTCTGTTGTGCGTTAGGAGACGCGCGCCTTCACTTCGATGGAAAGGAGCGGCGGGTTTGGATGTGAGTTACTCGGCTTTTCTCTGCTCGGAGTTTCGCTCCCGCTGTCGCCCGGGAATTACTCATCAGATTAGCTATTCCTCTTCGCTAGATACTCTCGCCTTTCGCTCGGTCTTAATAAACTTGGAGCCCGCGGCAGGATTTGAACCTGCAACCTGCGGTTTACGAAACCGCTGCTCTGCCGTTGAGCTACATGGGCTCGGACTTATCTCTTCGCCGTCATCAGTTCGCGCTGACGACCCATTGTGTAGGTCATCTGCTCGGCTGAAGACATATTACCCCAACCTTGGACTTCTTTCGACAATTGTTGTTCGGCTGCCTTCCAGGCGTCGTCGGCCGTCATCTGTTTCGGCGTGACCGGCGTCCCCTGGGCTGGGGTCTTCGAGGCCGTCGGAGCCGTCTCGGCGGTCTTCCCGCCCTCGGCCACCGTCGTCCCGTACTTGTGAACGATATTCGAGACGATCCGATTCAAAAGCGAGCGACCGGTCTCGTCCTTCGACTGAAGTACGCGGTCGAAGTACTCCACTCTCTGGCCCATCGTTTGGTCGTTCGGGTTCGCCAGATATTGGAGTTCGAGCTGCATCATGTGGTCCGAGATATACGGGTCAGCCTTCACGAACTGCTGAATCCGATTCCCGACTTCGTTCCGGAACGCCGATACGTCGGTCCCCGGGAGCGGCGTCGTGAGTTGCCAATCCGGGATGATCGCCCCAGCCGCGCGGAGTTTCTCGACGATCTTATCGACGGACGGCCAAACGCGGGCTGCGGACTTGCCGAAGAACTCCTTGGTCCCCGCCTGGCGCTGTTCCTGCCGCGAGGCCTTCCCTTTCCCGGCGTTCTCGGCCTGGTTCGCAGCCTCGACCCGCTTCGCCTCGGCTAACCGGTCCTCGACCTGCTTCCGAACGTCCGGAGCGAGCGAGGAGAGGTCCGGGTCGGGAGCCGCTGAACTCTCATGCCGATGGTTGAAGTCCCGCTTCCGGAGAATCTCGATCGCGGTCTTCGCGTCGAGCTCATCCTGGCGCTCCTGATCCGACTTGAAAGCGTTCGCCTTCAGGTTAGCTTCGATCTCGGAGAGAGCCGACGAAAAGTATCGGTCGTCGACGATGTGCTCGTTGAAAGCGTAAGCGTCGTCCGCGAATACCGGGAGCCCGTCTTCTCCGATTACCTGCTGGCCCTTGTCGTCGACGACGGCAAACTCGCCCATAAACGAGTCGAAGGCCTTCGCCATACCCTCGGGCGTGTCCGCGTTCTGGAACTGCGCCTTGAGCGATACGGCCTTTCCCGCTTCGGCCTGAGCGAACTTCGCGGACTCGGCGTTCGGGAAGATGCCCTTGAACTGAGAGAGTTCCGCGTGTTCGCGCGCCAACTTCATCAGCGCGTTTTTCGCCTTCGGGTTCGCTTCGACCGCAGCGCGGAGAGCCTCGTCGCCCTTCAGGAGTTCATTGAGGGCCTGAGGCGTCAGTGATTGTTCTTCCGCGAGGATGATCGGCTCGTCGTCGGCCTTCGCTTCTTCCGCCGGCTTCGTTTCACCCTCGGCGGGCGTCGTCTCAGCTTCAGCCGGTTTCGTCTCGCCCTCTGCGGGGACCGCATCACCGGGAGCGGGTACGGCTGCAGCGGACTCTTCGAACTTGAAGTCTGGGTTCGCCTCTTTGAAAGCCGCCATTTCCTGTTGATAGGTGACGTCGGCCTGGTAGTACTCCGTCGCGTTCCCGAATCCGCTCGCGTCAGGCTTCGCCGGGGGTTTAAGGCCGGACGAAGGCGGGACGCCCGCTGGTGTACTTCCCGTTTGCGGCGGCGTAGCGGGCGCTGGGGTGGAAGGGGTAGACGAGGGGGTTACGGCGGGGCTTGGTGTCGATGGAGCCGCCGAAGCGGCCGGAGTGGATGGAATTACTGGTGTGGCCATAGTATCTCAAATCCTCTTCGATGGGATCGGGTTGGGGTTACTTTCCAAGATTCGTGTTGATTTGGGCGGCGAGCACGGTTGCTTTCTGATCCTCTACGCTAGCGGTGGTTAGGGCGTGCGGACTCTCCGGGGCGCCGAGAGTTACCGGGCCTTGAGCCTCATCGAGTTGTTCGGGCGCGGATAGCGGCGTCCACCCGAACTTCGCGCCCTCGGCGAGCGGTTTCACGTCTACCGCGCTCGAAACGAGCCGCGATGCGTTCCCTTGGCCTACGAACGATTCGCTCGACGGGTCGAGGTAGAGAAGGTTAAGTGTTTCGACCGCGCCGGCGTTCGACTTCACGACGAGCGCGTTCAGCGGCTTTCCGTCTTTCACGTAGATAGCAGCATCCCCGAACTTGTGGGTCATAGTTCCTCCTAAGTCTGTTTCATGAGTTTAAGCCCAGCGTCCACGAGCTCCTTGTTTGCGGCGACCTGGCTCTGAATCGAGGCTCCCATCGCCAGCGGTGCCATGCTTCCTTGCTGAACCAGCCTTTGAGCCGCTCCCGCCGCGTCCTGGAGCGCCATCGCTTCGAGTTGCTGAACCGTCGGATTCGGCTGGGGAGCGGGTGGTTTCCCCTCTTGCTGAATCTGCATCTGAAGTTTCTGCTTATAACCCTCTACTTGAGCCTGATACTCCATCGCCAGTTGCTTAAACGCGATGATATTCTGCCAGCCTTGCGGGTTCTGGTCCTTGACGTCATTATTCGCGGCACAGAACTGATCGACGGTCGGAAGCAGGATCGAGTAATCCTCGACCCACTTATTCGGCTCGAGCGAGGGAGAGAACATCGGCGTACCGTCGGCTGGGTCCAACATCTGTTGGCCCGTCTTCGGATCGATCTTCGGTAGCGGCGGGGCCTGAAGCAAGCGCCGGATATCCTGAAGCGTCTTCGACCGCTGGGCCGAGCCGGGAGAGACGGAGCCGGGAAGCCCCCAGTAGTCGTTCAAGAGTTGCTGGTTCGCGGTTTCGTCGAGCCACGCGATCGCGGCCGGGTTTTCCTTCTCGGCCATCTCCATCAGGTTTTCGCACCACGCGCGCTTCTGTTCGGGCGACATAGGCAGGCCCTCGTCCGTCGATGCTTTGACCCTGACGCGGCCCTGCATCTCATCGAGGTGGACGTAGCCGTTCCGGTACTCCGAGCCCTCCTCCTCGATCACCTGATAGATCGAGCCGGTGTACTTCATATTCGACTGGAGCGTCTCGATCGCGTTCTGGCCGGCGGTCGCGTGCTCCGACTTGATCGCGTCGTAGATATCGCCGAGCGGCCCGAGGGCCTGGTCTAACATCTGCTTCTGACCCTTCGCCGTCTCGACACCCGGGGTCGTCCCCGTCCCGCTCACCTGAGGCGGGATACCGGCGATCAACTGGCAGTAAGTCCAGAGCCGGTCCAAGTAATTGAAGAGGCCGGGGTCCATTTCGAACGAGAAGTGGAAGATCGCGTTCGAGAGCGGTTGATTGATTCCGTCGCCGACCGATGGAGTCGGATTCAGGACACCGCCGGTCAAAGGCTTGCCGCTCATTTCGCGGATATCGATACGGCGCGGGTCGGCGAGCGTGATCCCGGTGGAGCACCGCTCCATGTAGTCGTCGAGGATGTTCGAAATCGCGTTGTACCGCTCGTTGAACGGGACCACGTTATCGGCGACCGACGGGGGATAGAGCCCGTAGCCGCGATGGAGCTTACAAACCGACCACTCTTTCGCGAGGATCGCTTTCTCGATATTCAGTACGGTTTCGCCGTACATCGAGAGCTTCATCCCTTGGGGGAAGAGGCCCTGGAGTTTCTTGATGAACTCCGGATCATTCGAAATCCGATAGTAGGAGTTCGGCTGAACCCAAACTAGCGAGAAGGTCCCGCGCGCGGCGAAGATATCCGCCGTAACCGAGAAACTCGACGAGTAAACCATCGTCCGGACGAGGCGGTTATAAGTCGCGTTATCGTCCGTCGCCGATTCGATGCCCTCGGTAATCTCTTCGATCTGGTCCGGGAACGTGGCGCGGACTTCGGAGACGTCGGTTTCCCATTCGAGAGCGAGGAGCGGGACGTCCTCGATATATTCCTTCGTCGGGTCCGTGTCGATCTGAAGAACCGAGTAGACGCTCCACTTCGGGAGGCCGTTCGGCTTCTTCTTCGTCCCGGTCTTCCCCATGACGGTCGTCGTCTCGCCGGGTTCGAAGTCCTGGGGCCTGAGTTGGGTCCCACAGGACGGGCAAGCCATCGAGCCGGACGAAGCGACCTGGGACTCGTTCGAGTCGGCGCCGCAGTTATAACAGTGGAAGTGGTCTTCGGAGAGATTCGCCGTCACCGGACCGTAGACGGGCTCGTCCTTGTAGCCAACCCAGATACCATCGACGACGAAGCGCGTCCATTTGAAGTACACGCCGTAGAGGTAGAGATACTGGCCTTCGAGTTGGAGCAAGCCCTTGACGTCGTTCGCGTCTTCGATGATCGATATCGCCGTCTGAGCCGCTTTCGCGGTCGTCATATCGGCGAGGTTCTCGGCGTTCTCGGGGCGAACGGTGACGGGAGGAACCGCGCGGGCGACGTTCGAAACGAAGCCCTTCCGGAAAGCCTGGGTCAGATTGTTGACGTACTTCTCGAGGTAGGAATAGTCCGTCTGCTGGTTGTTTTGGCGATACCACGCGACGGCGTCGAAGTAGGTGCGGCTCATCGGGTCCCAACCGAGAATCTGCTTCCCTTTGTCGTACTCCGTGTTCTTGAGCCAGTTCGGCATCTTCATAATCCGGTCCGTAGCCCACTGGGTTCTGAACGGCCGGATGATCTCGCCAACGATCCTTTGGCTCTCCTCGCGCGAGAGTCCCCACTTCTGCTCGGCCTGTTCCTTGGTGCCGCGCTGGGGGTTCTGGGGCGTCTTCTCCGCGTCCGGAGCCTGAACGGTCGGACGGCCCGGTTCCTGGCCGTTAAGGCCTTGGAGTTGGGCAAGTACGCTGACCGGGTTGAAGCCTATCGCTGGGCTAGTCGCCACTCGCCCTCCTGAACAGTTTCGAGTCTTTCCGCGCCAGTTCTTCCGAGACGCTCAACTTCGCGTTCGGGTCCGATGCGCGGGCCGCTGCGTCGTGGTTCGCTTTGTTGATGACGGACATGATGGTTGGCTTGCCGGGGATCGGTTGCCATGCTTCGAGCGGGGCGTCTTTAGGCGGCATCAGCGCCTCGGGGGCGGTAGCGTTGACCGGCGGAGCGAGCGACTTCAAATAGAGAGCCTCGAATTTATCGGCTCGCGCCTTCTCGTCTTCGAATCGTTCGCGGGATACGAAAGGTAGTTTCATTCGTTCAGGCCCGTACACTGGTAGTCCAGAGCCGTCATCCCGACGGCCGTCACGGTTAAGGCTGAGTTAGTCACCGATTGCGAGGCATCTCCGGTAACTGCGGTGTCGGGCGTGAAGTGGCAACTAGGGGCGTTCGTATAGGCGGTTTGGAAGGTGATAACGCATCCCGACGCCGCGGTGGTGAGCTTCCCTGCATGGTCCGTGCTCCCCTGAACGATTACAGGAGTTCCGCAGGAGGTAGCCTTCGGACCTTGCGCAACCACTGCCCCTAAAGTGATCGTGCCGGTAAAGCCGGTGACGGGCGTGAATGCTACAGCAGTAGTCGACGTTGCCGTACCGTATTGCGTATACGTGTTACTCGCCGAATTTGCTGTACCGCTCAGGCCGCCGAAGCTGGGGGTCACGTTCGCGCCGCCGCCAGCGACCTGCGTATAGGTCACGAGATACGACTGACCAGCCACGAGAGCAGTGCAGCCCGAAGACGTGAGGGCTACCGTGCTGCCGCTGGTGTGCGTATAGGGTCCGAGTCCCGATCCCGCCCAGTTCGTTCCGCTGAGAGTCGCTGAGCCGCAGAGATTCAGGCCCGAGTTCGCCTGCGTATTCCGGTGGCCCGGCCCCGTAATTTCTCCGGGGAAATTGCTTTTCTGAATGCTCACCTCGTCAAACCATGAGGTGCCAGCACCAGATGCCGTGTTGTTCTGAAGGAAGAGAACAGCCTTCACCGCCGTGGCTGGAACGATTGCAGATGCTGTAGCGAGCACCCACGAAGTTGTAGCGTTCGCCACAGAAAGGTTCGAGACGAACCCGCCGGTATTGGTTTGGAACTGGACTACGCAGTTAGGTGTGCTGGTGGCATCACTCTTGATCGCGCATTGCAGGGAGTAAACATCGCCGGGGACTACAGAGAATGAGGTCAGATACTCAAGGCCGTTGTATTGAGTGTTTCCGGTGAACTTGATGGACTGAGTTTTCCCGGGGTACTGCGTCGAAGTTTCGTAAGAGGCCACAACCTGCCCATTCACCGTGATCCAGCCAGGGGGCGGAATGATGTTGCTGTTCTCAAAATCGGGGTTGGCGAGGCTTATCTGTCGATCGCCGCGCGTTGAGAGGCTATAAGCATCGGAAATGTGACCGCCGAAATCCTGAACGAACCCGGCATAAGAAAGATTCCACTGGACGCCGGAGGTAGACATAAAGTTCGTGTACGTCTCTCCGGCTGAGAACTCAACAGCGTTGGCGTTGTAGATGATGCCTGTGTTGACGACCGGCGTAGCCGAACTCCCGCTTGTGGCATCGTCCTCGAACATACAGTGATCCAGAGCTAGCGTTCCGGCATTGTTGATATAGTGCGCGGTGGCTCCTGGAGCGTTGACGAAATGGCAGACGGTGCAATGCAGGTCGCCTGTCGTAATCACCAGATCGTTGGTCGTAGCGTTCGCCAGAATGATGTTATCGAGCCAGTTGTTCTGGTTTGTCGTCTGGCTCACTTCGACAGCGCAGCCGGTGATATTCCCGCCCTTGACATGAAGATCGTCGCCGTTCCCAGAGATGCTGATGCCGATGGAACCAGCCGCCGAGGAGCAGCCATAGAATGTCGGGCTGATGATTTCAACGCCGTAACTCGTGTCCGTCACTAGAAACTTGAAGTTGTTGATGCTGGGGTTTACGAGCTTGACGAAATTGGCGTTCGTTCCCCCTGAGCCGATAGCCATCCCGGTCGTAGTCGCGGCGCTTACATTGGTCGTGAGATTGAGGTCATAGATCGAAGACGGAGAATTAACCGAGTTGCCGGTGCTGAACGTGATGGCGACGCCGCTGCTTGCGGTGTAGGTAAGCTGCGCGCCGTTGGTCCATACCGTTACCTCTTTGTTGTTCACGCCAAAGACAATCGGCGTCGAGAAGCTGTAATTTCCAGCATCGACGATAATCCCCACCGGCGATGTGCCCGCAGCGTAGGCCGCATTAATCCACGCGCCCATATCGGAGCCCGCGCACCACGATGGCACATTGGTCAGTGTTCCGCACGCTGCTGGATGATAGGTGGCGTTATCGATGCCGTCGATGATCTGGGGGGTTTGGAGAGGGCCCGTCAGCGTGCAGCCCGTAAGGGGACAGAGCCCAGCTACTGCGGTAGCAACGGCAGCGTTAGCGTAACCCGTCGTCGCGACCTTAGTCGAATTATCGAGAGCACTCTGGGTCGTCGCCGTCCATCCGTTCGGAATCGCCACGGCGCTCGCTGATAGACCCGGGTTCGGGTAGGTCCCGCTAAGTACCCCGCCTGCCGCTCCGGTAGGGGGTCCGCCGCTCGACGTGACCTTGGCCCAAGTCCCACTCTGGCAGGTCCAAAGATCGCCGGTCGAGGCGACGAGTTCAGCCGCCACACCCTGAGTACATGCCCCGGACGGCGCGGTCGTAACCATCTGGATCGGCAGGTAGCCGCCCTGAGAGCCCTGGCCGAGCGCGGTAAGCGCGTAGCCGACGAGCGCGATGGCGTAGAGAGCGAAGATGACGGCGAGCCGCGCGGCGCGTTTCATTGATACTCCGTAAAGTTGATCGTCGTCGCCGTCGCCGAGGCCGACCGCATACGGACGATCGGAGTCGCCGCCTGAGCCGCAGGTTGACCGATGATCTGTTGCCCCGGCTGGCCAAGGATCGGGCCGGTTTTGGTGAACAGCGTCGCCTTGTCGCCTAACTGAAGCGGCTCCGCAGACGGTGGAAGCGAGAGGACCGGCCCGGGCCAAGTGACGACGCCTTCGTCGACCGAGGGGAACTGGTACTCGATCCCTTGAGCCGCGCCGCCGTTCGAGACGAAGTCCTCGATCGCCTCGGCGTAGCGCGAAACGATGGTCGCCGAGATGACGACCCAAGCCCCGCCCGAACCGTTCAGCGCGATCTGACGAGCGTTGAAACCCTTCGAGTTTGCCATCTATTTACCCCGTTTCATCATCATTCGTTTGCCGGCCGGGACAGGCGCTGCGGTCGGCTTCTTCGCTGCGTCGACGAAGGTTTGGTTCGCCTGGCGAACCGCCTCCGGGTCGGCTTCTCCGCTATCGGACTTGGACGCACCCGAGAACGGAAGCGTCGAGGGAAGCGGAGCCAACCACTTCCTCACCTTATCTCGGGCGCCCTTAATGTCATCCGCTATTGGTTGGAGTATTCCTAGGTCGTCTGCCATTGACTCACCTCACCTGATAACTGCGATTCCTTCGTCTTCCCACGCCCCGTGGTGTAAACTCCCCGACGCTTCGATCCAACAGCAGGGCTCCGTCTTCGATCCCCTCTTACTCATATCCACTTGGGTGAAGCACGCCGAAAGGATTTGGACCTCGACCCACTTCTTCTCCTCGGTCCCCGGGCCGTCGTCGGTACTCCAAATCCGCTCGCCGTCGAAGCTATCGATATAGACCCTCATCTACCACCATCCGCCCGTCATCGCGTCGTAGAGCCCCTTGGCGATCATCCACGCGACGCCAACGAGAACGGCGAGCGAGACGACTACCGCTATCAAATCCGTCATGCCGTCTGGGATACCAGCGCGGCTACTTTGCCCAATACGTAATTCGCCGAGACGAGGAACGGCGTCTTATCGACCGTGACGGAGAGCGTCGCTTCGGGCTCCTGGTACTCCCAAGAGATGAACACGCCGTTGCCGTTCGCACTCCCCGCGTCCGAAGCGATCACGATACCGGTCGAGTTCTTGACCGACGCCTTGATCGCCTCGAAGTGGGCGCGGTTTACGTCGTTGAACGTGCGCGTCTCGGCCATCCGCTACCTCGCAATCCCGTGGTGGAGAATCGGGATTCCGTGAACGATCATCCGCGGCACGTAGATGAGGAGAAACGAGATGATCGTCATTTCCCGAAGATGAACGAAAGACCGGTCGAGATCGCCGCGAACTTCTGGTTCCCGAACTGCCCGTACTCGGCCGTCAAGGATTGCCACGAGAGCGCGCTCGTCACCTGATACTTCGCGCCGCCGCCGAAGAGGTACGAGACGTGGCTGTTCCCCGTCGACGGAAGCCCGTTGCCGACCGCGCCGGTGAGGAAGACGCCGAAGCTCGACGGGTTTACGTTGGTTTTCGAGAGCAGGCTCGAGATATTCGGCTCGAACTTGACCCCTCCCGCGTAGATCGAGAATCCGGGGGTCGGCGCCATAAACTCGTGGCCCTCGACGTAGAGGTGGTTCGCCTTGGTCTTCCCGAAGTCAACGAAGTCGAAGGATTCGGTAACGTGGGTCCCGGCGCTCCATTCGCCCTGGTAGTAAACGGCGACCGCCTCGGAACTGCCCACGAAGCCATTGGACGTCTGGACGGCCGGTGCGGCGGGGTTAGCCGCCGTCTGAGCGAGGAGGGCGGGGGCGAAGAACATCGCGAGGACGAGCGCCCCGATCTTGGTGACGTTCGTCGTCGTAGTCGATGACGTAAGGGTATCCGACGGGAGCGGCGACTGCTTCAGCAGCGTCAAGACCGGGACGAGGGCACCCATAAGGGCGAGTTTCCCGAGGTTGAGCCACCCCTGGTGGGTGAAGTTGAACGTGTCCGGCATAGCAGCCGCTCCGAGGGCTGCGTTAGACGCCCCGCCGATAGCTGCCGCGACGATAGAGTGAAGCCACATTTTCCAGCTCATGCTGATGCCTCCTGAGTTTCCGGTGGTTGGGAGTTCAACAACTCGTCATACCACTCGACGAGCTGCGCTAATTCTTTCTGGGGCTGCCCGTAAGCGTTCCCCGGGAAGCTGGCCCAGATATTACTGCACGCTTTGATCGCGCCTTGAACGTCGCCCGATACGAGCATCCGAAGTCCGCCGCGCTCCGAAATCTGGCGAAGAGCCACCGCGTCCTGGCTTGTCGGCGAGAAGTCTTTGAGGCCGAGGATGTTCTTGTACGCCAGCCACCAGTGGAGCTCTACTTGATACCGCCCCGATGCGCTCGACCGGTGAACGTCCGGCTCGGTCCTGATGATCTTCGCCGGACGCCCCGACTCGAACGGATGGAACTGATATACGTCGAACACCTCGAGTCCCACTTCTCCCGCCGCGACGTCGCCGGTCACGATGACGTCATACCCATCGTTCTTGGTCAGAGGGTGGGAACTCGTCCCCTCCGCGCGGGCTATCAACGATAGAAAAGCGGACCACTGGGGAATCATTTCGGCGCCAAGTGGAATATCTCGACGAGCAGGTGGAGGATACTTACTAAGCCACCGCCGCCACAGACGACGGCCGCGCCTTTAATGATCCTGAGCGTCGTTTGTCGTTCGGTGCGGTCGGCTCGGTGTTCTCTGATGACGCCGACGTCTCCGTTATGGCCATAAAGGTCCTTGTCCGCGCCCTCGATCCATGACTGCGTGCGCGCGAGTTCGACGTCGGTGCTAGCTGCTCCTCGCTCATAGGCCACGGGCAAGACTCCTGGGTAAGATGAACCGCACTACCGAACACTCGCAATGACGACGGGCTTCGCTTTCTGGTGGGCGTAGACGAACATCGAGGGGTCGCCGACGGGAATCTTCGCGGGTCTAGTGGCGCTATCTTTGAGCCAAAACGCCAGCGTTCCGGGTTGAGTCGTTTCTACACTCGCCGTCGTCGAGTTAGCCGCGGGAGCCGTAGGATTCGCCGGAACGGCCAGCGGGCCGACGATATTCGAGTAAGGGCTCGTCGCCGCCGGAGTCGCCGCGTCCTGGAACTGAAGAAAGCCACAGACGGTCGTACCCGCCGCGCTCGCATCGGTGATCGTCGGACTCGACTGGCCGGCCGCGTTGATCGGCTTGTAGTTCGTGCTCGTCGGAGCGTCACAGGTCGTTTGGCCGGCCGCGAGCGTCTCTTTGAAGAAGAACCACGAGTAGCCGCTCGGGATCGTTTGGCCGGGGATCGATCCGGTCATCGTCCACGAGTGGGTCGTTGGCTTCAGGCCTTGGCTTGAGCAGCCGACGGGGACGAGAAGCGCCGCGGCGACGATAAGAATCGAGAGTTTCATTGGAGTTTATCTCCTGGGGTAAGAGTAAGGCCTATCGCCGCCGTCGGGGTCGGCGTCGCGACGAGAGTTCCGCTCCAGCTCGAGGTCGGACTTTGGGTATACCCCGAGGAGTTCGTAAAGGCGCGGATAAAGCCCGTCGTCGTGAACGAGACGGTCGTACCGACTATGGTCGGCGTACAGGTGTTGGTCGTGTCCTGACAGTACGAAATCGTGGGGCTCGGAGTCGTCGAGGAAAGCGCGACGGTCGTCGCCGCCCCGCTATACGGAGACAATGGAGAGAACGTTGGGGCAGCGGCCTGGGCGAAGAGTATCGTCCAGGTATTTACTACGGGCGCGCTCGTCGTATATCCCGTTTGGCAAGCGATAGCCCCGAACTGGGTCGTCGTCGAGATCGTCTGATCGGCGTAACTGGCGCTGGCGCAGGTAGGTGTCGAACCGTCCAACGTGATGTGCATTCCGCATCCGGGGACCGATTCGGTATAGCCGATAAGCAGAGGGAGCGAGGTTGGAGGCGAAATGTATGTGTTCGGGAGAGAAGGCGGAAGTGGCTGAGGCGTCGCGCAGGTCGAGGAAATAGTAAACGAGGCCGTACCGACCGAGCTGTCCGCGTAGCCAGGGCATCCGATAACCTTCGCGTACCACGTATTACTCGACAACAACTGAAACGCGGTTCCATTGACGTCACCAGAATCGGGTGGATTGGTAAGGCTCCAGTAGATATTGGAGTTACACCCGGACGGCGTAGTAGAAATATTGATCGTCGTGTTATACGGCTGTGCTCCACCCGAGGGGGCGAAGGCTGGCGTTCCGGCCGTGCCACCAGTCAGATTGAAGGTAACGACTACGGTTGAATTGGCCGACAAGGACAACGCGCATGTGCCCGTTCCGCTGCAAACTCCGCCGCTCCACCCGGCAAACGTTGAGCCGCCGCTTGGTGTCGCGGTACAGGCTATGCTAGTGCCGGATGCGTAGGTTCCCGACGTGCAATTAGTGCCCGAGATCGACCCGGACCCGGTTCCATTCGTGCTCACCGAAAGGCTATAATTCGTCCCCCCACCGCCCGAGTAGCAGTTGGTCGCCTCGAACGGTAATACAGGACTGGCACCAGAATCGACGCCGCCGAGCACATTGTGGTAGCAGTTCGATGCAGGCGTCTGGTAGACGTGGCCACCAACGTTCGGAACATTGCCGCCCGTCACGTCCGGTCCGACCGCTGGCCAGGGCATTGTGCCCCACCAGGACGGCTGGGCGGCGAGATAGAGCGACTTGTACGAGGCCCAAGTTGTCGATGGAGACGAGAGCCCCGGATAGGTGGACGCGCTAGATCCCGTCTCCCCCGAGTTGGTCTGTACCGAACCGTGTACTGTATCGTAGTTGCCCCAGCGAGCCGAAGATGCCAGCGTAAGCGGGTCGGCGCCGCCACAGGTCTGGTTGCCGCTCTGAAAATTAAAGCCGTAGACTACCTGCGCCGGGTAGGAAGGGCAGCTACTGTTCAAGCCCGTGTTCTGGTAGGTGGTTGCGTAAGAGGTAGACCCCAGCACGTTCATAAAGATATTCATATAGCGTGCGTAGGCCATATCGAAGACGGCGAACGTATTCTGAGACTTCGCGCCCGTGCCGCAGGCGGTTCCGCCGCCAGGGCAAAGCGTGGCTGGGTCGTGCCCGCTAAGATAGGATCGAAAAACTGTTACCGCGACATGGGGCCCGTGGATATTGTCGTTGACACACATGATGCCTTCATGGCCTTCCCAGAGGTTGTAATAGTCGCCGTCATTATGGCCGTAGCAGTCGCCCTGTTGCCAGTTTGGGGCTGAACCACCGCCCGTGTAGAAGTTATCTACGGCGAAGTTGTAGCCGAAGACGTTCCCCGCAGCTTCTTCCGTGATGGTACAGGTCGCGATGTGCTGACAGATATTGTTCTGCGCCAGCGAGTCGGATGTGCCCCATCCGAAGTCCACGCCATAGGCTTCCGAAGAGGGGGACGAGCCGAAGAAATACGAATCTTTGATGGTGAGGTGGGCGTCAGAGAATGCCTCGACGTGCTTGCGCGCATCGCCGCCCGAGGTCGCATCATTGTTGATAAACGCGACGTTGCTTACCCAACTGTTCGTAGCCCACATGAACTCCAGCATCGCTTGGATATCGCCCAGGGCCTGGGTATTGATTTGAAGGTTCTCGATGCCAATCCCCGCTGCGGGAACTTTGCTCGAGAACGTGGCGTAGGGAGTCAATCCGCTCGACCAGTTCGGTGCATAGATCGCAGGTGTGAACGTGACGGTCGAGCCGGAGATATTCGTTACCGTCACCATCTGGGCCTGGGCGCGATAGGTTCCCGATGGTGAGTTCCATGCGTTCGCCGACCCCTGCTGGGAGCAGTTCGTGATGATCCCGCACATGTACCAGGCGCCGTTATCCGAAGTCAGATCGAGTTGGTTAAAGGCGATTAGTGAACCGACGTGGAGATTCGAGAGCGACCCGGAGAAGCCGCCGGGGGCGGAACCCAGCACGGCTGAGGTCGATCCCTGCGTCATGCCAGAGGAGACGGTGAGTACATTGGCCGAGTATTGCAATGCGCCCGAATCGCCGTTCGTAACGCACATCGCCGTGGGGCCGATGCCGTTGCAGTTATTGAGGCCCGCGCCGGACGACCATTTAAGGATCGTCTGACTCGCGCCGGCGCCGCGTAGCGTGACGTTATTCGGCCATGGGGCTCCGCCCGTCGGTCCGAGCGTCTGGGTCATAGTGTAAGTGCCGGGATTCATATAGACCGTCTGCCCGGACGTACAAGCCTGAAGAGCCGAGAGAATGTTCGCGGCGGTAGTACTTTGAGCGTAAGTGGGAACTTGCCCAGAAACACCTAGCGTTTGGCAAATAGTTGGCCGCGCGGGGATCGAAGAGGACCCGGCCTGTGACCAGTCGATATAACGGTTGGTCCCGAGCAAGCCGCTGGCAGACTGCCCCATCGCGGGCGGTACCGATGCGAGTAGAAGCGCGAGACTTAGGATGATCTTATTCATTGAGCAATAAACCCCGTGTCGACCGGAGTTCCGCACCCGCTCGGAGGGGTCGAACCCCAATAGACCTGGAAGGGTGAGTTGGGGCAGCGCATTATATGAACGTTCGCGCCCCCGGTGGCTCTTACGCTCGGCCCGGCGACGTACGCCCTCGCGTTCAGGTTATCCGACGTCATATCTCCGTAGCCGTCGATATCGAATACGCTGACGCCGTTCGCGTTAAACTGGAGAAACTCTCCTCCCGACGACTGAAAAGAGGCCGTCTCGTTCATTCCGAAGTCCGTCCCCGCCGACCCAGCGACCCAAGTGGGGTTTACACCGGTATTGTGGTTGATATACCAGTGGGGCCACGTCGTCGTCGCTGATCCGCCCGTAAACAGGGCTCCGGTGTCATAGACTGGGGAGTTGCTAGCCGAGCCTCCCCCCGTAAGTAGCAGACCCGCGGAAAACTGATCCAGCGCGGAAAAAGCGTTACTGGCGTTGAGGAGCGGGATGACCGGGCCGCTCGTACCGGTGTTATCGAACGCCGCCGTCCCGAAAGCTGTACCGCTCGACTTCGTCACCGTCAGAGCGCCGGTCGCAGTGTTCAGCGTACCGTCGCCTCCGACCGTGAAGCCACCGAATACGCCGGCGTTATTGAACTCCACCTGACCATTCGTTCCGCCTGGGGAAGTCGTCCCGCCGGGGCACTGGCCGTTGGCGGCGGTACAGACGCGCGACGCACCCGTGTTGTTCTCGTTGAAGAACGCCAGCCCGGACGAGTTCGTCGTAATGACGAGAGCGTTCGCCAAGCCGCTTAGAGCCAAGCCGCCGGGGATCGTAAGACCGTGACTCGGGGACGACCCGACCGCCGTAAGACTTCCGTCTATCCCGACCTTCCAGCCGAGGCCGTTTACGTCGGCCTGCCACGGTATCTCGGACGAGCCGAGAGCGACCGTGAAGTGGCCCAGGATACCAGTACCGGTTCCCGTATCGGCCCACTTGAAGAGATCACCTGAGCCGGTCGACACCTGATTGAACGTCGTCGAATAGGCCGCGTTCGAGAGCGAGAGGTTCCCGGTCGCGCTCGTCAGAGCGGACCATACGGTAGAGCCGCCGCCAATAGCAGCGCAGCCCGTGGCGTTACCGTTCGCCAAGATACCGGTCGGCGCGTTGCCCGAACTACAGAGCGTCGGAGTGCCCGCCAAGGCCGTAGCGGTCGCGGCGTTCCCGGTCGTGCTCTGGTTTAGGGTCGGGAACGATGTCATATTGGCGGCGCTAATCGTCGGCGCCGTCTGGTAGCTCGGCGTACCCGCTCCGCCCGACGCTGGGCCGGCGAATACGGAGTTCTGGGCCGCGCTCGAAAGGCTGAACGTTAGGGCTGGCGTTGTCGTCGCGGTAGCGACCGAGGTCGTAAAGAGCGGAGAGAGAGCACCGGCGCTGAAGCTACTGACGCCTCCGCCACCGGCACCGCAGTCGCTACCGGTTCCCGATACCTGGCCGGACGAATTGACATGTAGACACTGGGTCGAGCCCGTTAGATCGCTGAAGAGCGGCGCCGGCTGAGTCTGCTTCGCCGTCCAGGTATTCGCGTGGCCGAGTGCGAGTGAGGCGACGACGCTGCCCGTAGTCGGGCTGATCGTCAAGGTGCCATCGGAGTTGACGACACTATTGACCGCTCCCGAACCGCTTCCGCAAGCGGCTCCGGTGTTCGAGACCAAGCCCGTCGAGCTGATCTGTAAGCAGTAGGTATGGCCGGAAGATGGTGTCGCCGAAGAGAATAGACTGAAGTCCGTGCCTGCGTAGAGATTGATGCCGTTCGAGGCGTACTCGTTAATTACGTTACCGGCAATCGCGACGGGGCCGGACGATGAATCGATCGAGACGCCGACGCTCCCCGAGTCCGCCAGACTCACCCCGTTCCCGTTCAGAGAAGCGGCTCCCGCCGCGTTGATCTCGATTGCGGCTGTATTGTTCGTATTGATCTGAGCTCCGACGCCGGAATCTGAGTTGTCGTCCTCTTCCCAGCCCCCTCCAGAGGTCATGGTGAAGTGAGCCACGGCGTCTTCCGTAATCGCGACACCGGAGTCGAGAACGATATTGCCGCTCCCGTTGACCGGGCCATCGGCTTGACCTTGATGCGTGCTGAGCCAAATCCCGTCCTCGCCGCTTGAAACTATATTTACGAACGAGGAAGAGTTAACATCGGCCTCGATAAAGACCTCGGCAAACGGGTCGCCGTTGGCTATGAGCGAGACGTTCTGGTCTATCGTCGTCGTAGTATCCGCTTGAGTTACGCCCTCATCGATCGTCTTCGTCACGCAGGCGGTGCCGTTCCAAAAGACGAAGTAATTCGTCGTGCCGGTAACCGTACAACCGGACCCGCCACCGCCGCTACACCAACTCGTCCCAGCCACGTATGCGGACCCGGACCACGAATAAGGCACCGGGCAATTGGTTCGCCAGTCGACGACGCCGACGTTCGTTCCGTTGATCGCCGCAGAGAGCATCCCGGTTTGGCCGCCGAGGCGTGACCAATCGGAGGTAACGACGACCTGATAGGGAAGGTTGCGCGCGAAGTTGATCGCTTCCTGAAGGCCCCCGGTCCCCGACGTGAGGTAGAAGCTCAAGTGGGGATGAGTCGGATTCACCGTGATCGAACAACCCGAACCGGTGACAGTAACCGCCGACGGTACGACCGTCTCCGTATTAGCGGCGACCGCGTCGACGATGGTTACTGGCGTGCCTACCGCGAAGACGGGATTCAAATAGAAGCCGTCCGCGTTCGCTTTACAGAAGTTGGCACTACTCCACGAGAACTGACCCGCGTTCCCCTGAGGCACCTGCCACTGGCCGAAACTCGACGCGAAGAGCAAACCCGCCAAGTTCCCCGGCTGGGCCGTAACCTGGCCGGGGGATTGGGCGGACGTCGAGTAAGGGACGAGAAGAAGCGCGATAGCCAGGAGAACGCGGACGAGTAGTTTCATTGTCTTAGTTGATCGGCTCGACCGTCAACTGACGGAGTTGGTACGCCGTAAGGCCAGCGGTCGTCGGGGTAATCGTAACGGCGAGCTGGTTTTGTTTCGTCAGGTCGACGGTCGAGGAGACGGTGAAGATGATATCGTTCGAGACCGTGCCGACCGCGGTACCGGCGACGCCATAGAGCACGTAGCCGTGAGTCTCGAGCGTTCCCGTCGCCCCGGTCGCTGCCGTCGAGTAGGTTACGCAGAAGTTGATCGGCAGCTGGATAACGCTCCCGGCGATGGTGCCCGAGACTGCAGTGAACGGCGTAATCGACGTGACTCCGGGAACCGACGCTAAGGTTTGAGCGAGTGTAATCGTCCCGCCCGTACCGTTGGTCGTCGCGAAGCCGTTCCCACAGACCTTGAAGCTACGACCGAGGGTGTTCAGCCAGCCTGCCGGGAAGTTAATCAGCCCCATCGTGGCCGTATTCGTCGACGCCACGGTCGTGCCTGCGGTGAACGGCGGGAATACGCCCGAACTGCCCGAGGTCCGCGGATAGGCGTTAGCGATCGCCGGGACAGTTCGAGTGCCGGTGATAATCGCCGTGATCGTTGCGGTTGATCCGATCGCACAGACCGTGCCGGTCGGGAACACCGATTGGAGACTCGTCGCGGTACAGCTCGGGGAGTAGAGAATCTCCGCTCCAGCCGAGCCCGAGGCCGCGGTCATGTAAAGACGCCATCCGACGGCACCGGTAGCCGCTGCGGGCGACGTAACCGAGATAGTGTTCGTTGCCGTGCCCGATCCGGTCGCGATCGTAGCCGTCGAAGCCGAGTCGGTCGAGATGAGCGTCTCGCCGCCCGAGGCGTCGACGTATGTTGCGGCCAGACGATAGGTCGAGCTGGCGGGGATAGAGCCGCCCGTGGTCGCGGTCGCAATTAACCCGTTAGTTGCGGCCGCCGTCGAGAGTGCGGTCGGAGCGGTGATCCCGGTATAGCTCGTGACCTTAAGATTCGGCAACCCGGCGGCCGTGGTCGAAGAAGTGTACGCCGATCCGTTCCAGGAGTAGTAGGTCGCCGGAGCCGTCGTTATGTCTTCGAGAATGACGCCCGACGTGCCCGTGGCTGCGGCGATGATAGCCGCTGGCGTAGTAGAAGGAACGTTCAAGGCGGCGGCATACCAGTTCCGGTCGAGTATGACCAGCGCCGGATAGTTCGCCAGGCCCGAGAGAGTGTTCAAGGCTTCCTGTAAGCCAGCCGTGCCGGACTTCACTTGATACGTGTAGTGCGTGTGAGACGGGCTCGCGGTAAAGCCACAGGACCCGGCCGTATTCGTGACCGCGGACGGCGTGACGACTTCGTTATTCGCCGAGTTCGCATCGACGATATAGACCGGAGCGTTGGTATTGAAGACGAAGAAGTTCGTGTTCTGGGCTGCCGAGTTACAGACCGTTCGACCTGGCCAGACGAA